GACCCTACAATTACCCCAGACGGACGATTAAAAGGATATGTTCCTACACTTAAAAAAGAATTATTAAATACACACAATATCAAATTACAAGATTTATTATCTACAGTAGCAGGAAAAGCTGAAGATGATGGTGTGAAATTTAGCAGTGATATCGCTACTAACACAATTGAAAAAGATGCTGCTAACCAAATTACAGGAAAAGAAGCAGGTCAACGTGGTAGAAAAGCAGATCCAAACAAACCAGAAAAACCAGCTTCTACAGGTAAAAAAGGAAGACCAGCAGGTGAACCTAAAACAAAAGTAGCTACTCGTACAAAGGGAGATGATGGATTCGATGATGTATCCTATTCAGATGATGAAGAAGGCCCATCAGCTAAAGACATTTCAGGTGATGAAACCGCAAAACAATTAGGAAGCACACCTGAAGAAAAGAAAGTTAAATTCAATCAATTTCTATCGTCTGTTAAGAAAAATAAAGAAGATAAAGCTAAAATTGATGGTATCTTAAAACTAGCAAAAGACAAGTTTAAATTTCCTAAAACAATGATGGATGATTTGAAACGTGCCGCTGGTAGAGATGTTGAAATATGATCCAAGAAAAAGCATATCAAATAAAGTTATCCCATCTAATCATAGGTGGGATACTTTTGCTATTATTGATATTTTTAATATATTTTAGACCTACACCCACACAAATAAACACTTACGATAAAGAAAAAAAAGAAATAGATAGCTTAAAAACCGAAATCAATAAATTAAAAAATATACAAGATACATTAACTATTGATTTAGGTAAACAACAAAAAGTTATAGATTCATTAAGTAATGAAATTAAAAAAACAGAAAAAGAACTAACTAAAAATCGAACATATTATGGTAAAAAAATTAAAAACCTTACTAGTTCTTCTCCTTCTGAGCTCCACCAGTTTTTCGCAGAAAGATACAAATAAAATTTGTTTTTCATATAACAAAGCAAAACTCATAGCTATTGATTTAGTTAAGGGTGATTCGGCTATTGCTGAACTTAAAGTAGTAAACAAACTAGTTTATCAACTTAACGAAAAAATTGATTCTCAAGATAGTCTTATTATTTTATATGTTGAAAAAGAAAAAAACTATAATAGTCAAATAGATAATTATAAAAAGATAGTTATTGAAAAAGATAAAGTTATCACTAATCTTGAAAAAGATATTACCCATTTAACTCGCAAAAATAATAACCTTAAATCAGGAATTAAGTGGTTAGGTGGAGGATTCGTGGCTTCTGTACTTACTATTATTACATTTATAGTAGTTAAATAATGGAAGAAAGAAATTTAAAACAGGTAGTCCGAGAGGAATATATAAAATGTGCAACTTCACCAGCATATTTTATGAAAAAATACTGTTACATCCAGCATCCAAAACGCGGACGTATCCAATTTAATCTTTATCCATTCCAAGAAAAAGTACTTACATTATTCCAAGAGAACCCATACTCTATAGTACTTAAATCTCGACAATTAGGCATTTCAACACTAGCTGCAGGTTATTCATTGTGGATGATGCTATTTCACGAAGATAAAAACATTCTTTGTATTGCAACAAAGCAGGAAACTGCTAAAAATATGGTTACTAAGGTAAAATTCATGTATGAAAGCTTACCTTCCTGGTTAAAATTTTCAAATAAACCTGACGAAGCAAATAAGTTAACACTTCGATTACCTAATGGATCTCAAGTTAAAGCAGTTGGTGCCTCAAGTGATGCTGGTCGATCAGAAGCTGTTTCTTTATTGATTTTAGATGAGGCTGCCTTCATCCACAATATTGGTGAAATATGGGCCTCAGCTCAACAAACACTAGCAACTGGTGGGGGCTGTATTGCATTATCTACACCTTACGGTACAGGTAATTGGTTTCATAAAACATGGGTCGCTGCAGAAATGGGTGATAATAGTTTTTTACCTATTAGATTACCTTGGGAAGTTCATCCTGAACGAGACCAAACTTGGAGAAATCAACAAGACGCCGATTTAGGTATTCGAATGGCAGCACAAGAATGTGACTGTGATTTTACAACATCTGGTGATACAGTATTCACCCCAGAAGATATTACTTTTTACGAACAATTTCACGTAAAAGATCCTCTTGAAAAACGTGGAGTTGACCAAAACCTATGGATTTGGGACCCAGCAGATTATTCTAGAAATTACCTTATTGTAGCCGATGTAGCTCGTGGCGATGGTAAAGATTACTCAGGATTTCATATTTTTGATGTTGAAACATTTACTCAGGTAGGTGAATATAAAGGACAAATTAATACAAAAGATTATGGAAATCTATTAGTTAGCATTGCAACAGAATATAACAATGCTTTACTTGCAGTTGAAAACCAAAGTGTAGGTTGGTCAACAGTACAAACTATTTTAGATAGAGGTTATCAAAACTTTTATTACTCACCAAAAGGTGGAACAAATAATGTAGACAATTTCTTTGATCCTTACATGGATCATAGTAAAATGACACCTGGTTTTACTATGTCAAACACAACTCGCCCCATATCAATTGGAAAATTCCAAGAAGCTGTTATGGATAAAGGAGTTGTTTTCCACTCTGTACGCCTATTAGAGGAAATGAAAGTATTTATATGGAAAAACGGTAGAGCAGAAGCTCAAGGAGGATATAATGACGATTTGATTATGGCATTCTGTATTGGATGTTATTTACGTGAAACCGCTTTTAAACTTAGAACAAATAGTATGGAAATGACCAAAAGTATGTTGAATGGTATAGGAAATTCTCGTACATCATACGCTGGAGGTTATTCCCAAGGACCAAATTATGCTGACAAGTATAACAAAAACCCATTTAAAATAGACAACCCTTATTCAAACGATCAAGAAGATATTTCTTGGCTTTTATAAAAACAAAACATGGCAGATACAGGATTATTTAGTAGATTAAGACGATTATTTTCAACTGATGTTATCATTCGCAATGAAGGAGATAACCAATTAAAAGTATTTGATATTAACAAAATACAAGTTTCAGGTGAATATGAAACAAATGCATTAGTAGACAGATTTAATCGTATCTATACTAACTCACATACTTCAATTTATGGTTATCAAAGCAGTTTTAATTACCAAACTTTGCGCCCCCAACTGTATTCAGAATACGATTCAATGGATACAGATGCTATCATTGCTTCTGCCTTAGATATCTTAGCTGATGAAAGTACATTACGTAATGATATGGGTGAAGTACTTCAAATCCGTAGTTCGGATGAAGATGTACAAAAAATATTATACAACTTATTTTACGATGTATTAAACATTGAATTTAACTTATGGCCTTGGATTCGTAATATGTTGAAATATGGTGATTTTTTCTTAAAACTAGAAATTGCTGAAAAATTCGGTGTATATAATGTAATCCCTTATAATGCATTCCATATTGAAAGGCAAGATGGGTATGATAAAGACCACCCAAATTCAGTAAGATTTAGATTTGACCCAGATGGTATTTCATCTCCTTCAGATTATGGATACTATAATGTACCAAATTCAGGTAACCAAGCAGGTGCTATTTTCTTTGACAATTACGAAATGTCACATTTCCGCTTATTGACAGATACTAACTTTTTACCTTATGGTAGATCGTATTTAGAACCAGCTCGTAAACTGTTTAAACAATACACTATGATGGAAGACGCAATGTTAATCCATCGTATTGTTCGTGCGCCTGAAAAACGTATATTCTATATTAACGTTGGAAATATTGCTCCTGCTGAAGTAGAAAACTTTATGCAGAAGACAATTTCTAAAATGAAACGTACTCCATATATTGATCAACAAACCGGTGATTATAATTTGAAGTATAACATGCAAAATCTACTTGAAGATTTTTATATCCCTATTAGAGGAAATGATCAAGCAACCAAAATAGATAATTTAGCAGGTTTACAATGGCAAGGTATTGAAGATGTTACATATCTAAGAGATAAATTATTTGCAGCCCTTAAGGTACCTAAAGCATTTATGGGTTATGAAAAGGATCTAACAGGTAAAGCAACTTTAGCTGCTGAAGATATTCGATTTGCTCGTACAATTGAACGAATCCAACGTATTGTAGTATCTGAGTTGACTAAAATTGCTTTGGTTCACTTATATGCTCAAGGATATCATGATGAAAGTATGACAAATTTTGAGCTTTCATTAACTACTCCTTCTATCATTTATGACCAAGAAAGAATAGCATTAATGAAAGAAAAGGTAGATTTAGCTGCTCAAATGATGGAAAATAAGTTGTTACCAACAGATTGGATCTATGAAAATATATTCCATTTGAGTGAAAATCAATACGATGAATATAGAGATTTAATTGCTCAAGATGCTAAACGTAGATTCCGTATTGCTCAAATTGAGAATGAAGGTAATGATCCACTAGAAACAGGAAAATCTTACGGCACACCACATGACTTAGCTGCTTTATATGGTAGAGGTAGATATGAATCAACAAATGTTCCTGTTGGATATGATGAAAATGAAGATTTAGGCCGTCCTTCTGAAAAAGTAAGTGATAGAAATACACAAGATAATGCATTTGGAAAAGACAGAATTGGAGCCATGGGAGCTAAAAAAGACAATGATGAATCAGATTCAACAAAACCCCAATATAAAGGAGGAAGCCCATTAGCTCTTGAAACAAAAAATAAAATAAATCGCAACGCTAAAATGTTTAATGATATTAAAAATCAAAATAAACAAATGATTTTTGAATCCGATATCAGAGGAAATTCACTGTTAGATGAATCACAGATACGAGAGTAAAAAACCCCACATATTTATAAATAAACATTAGAATGCAAATCAAACATTCAAAGTATAAAAATACTGGCATCCTCTTTGAACTATTAGTTCGCCAGATTACCACCGACACATTAGATGGTAAGGATTCCCCAGCAAAAGATATACTTAAAAAATATTTCGTTAAGTCGGAATTAGGTCGTGAGTACAAGTTATATGAAACTTTATTAAAAAAAACGTCCTTAACTGAAGGTAAAGCAAATATTGTAGTTGACACTTTAATTGAATCTTCTAAAACTTTAAATAGAGGAGCAATCAAACGTCAAAAATATAATTTAATTAGTGAAATCCAGAAACATTATAATTTAAATGAGTTTTTTAACCATAAATTACCAAATTATAAAATATTTGCTGCATTCTATACTTTAACAGAAGTTGCAAATATTCAACAACCTGGAAATCCCGAACAAACTATCAATAATAAAGTAACTATTTTAGAGCATTTAACTGCTGCTAAAATTAAGGAAGATAAAGTTCGTGATGATGTGATGAATGAGTTTGAAAATGCTGATAAAGATGTACGTTTATTAGCTTATAGACTAGTATTAGAAAATTTTAATACAAAATACGATACATTACATCCAAAACAAAAATTGATATTAAAAGAGTATATTACCTCTATTGATAACACACCTCGTTTAAGAGAATTCTATACTTCAAAAGTAAATGAAATTAAAAACGAATTAAACGTTTTAAACAAACGTACAAAAAATAAAGCAACCCAAATTAAAATCAACGAAATAATCAATATCATTGACACCCCATCTAAAAATGCTAGAATAACAGATAACGATTTAGTTGACTTGTTACAATATTATGATTTAATAAATGAATTGGAAACAATAAATGGATAAGTTAAAAGAGATAATTCGTAAAAAACTTAAAGAAATGAGTGCTACTGGACAAGGTGGTGCTTCTTTTTCCGCAGGTGAAGGTGCTAATTATGCTACACCTGCAGCATTTGCTTCTAAAACAAACGCTAAAGGAACTAAAAACATTTATTACTATAAATTGGGATTTAAACCAGTTCCCAAAATAAAACCTAAGTCATACGATATTAAAAAACTTTGGGAAGACGAAACATTAAACGAAATGAACGATGTTCAAAAGAAACGTATCGCTTCGTTAGATGAAATTGAAAAATTAATGAATGAAATTCAACCATTAATTTCAAATGCAAAAAATGAAACAATTGAACTATATAGTGGAAACGCGGGTTCATATGATATAAATAAACCAATCGAAATGGTGAAAAGCTATTTAAACGACATAAAACAACTTTTATCAGAAAAATAATGAAAAAGACACTACAAGATCAATATTTGTTAATTAAAGAAGGTAAAGGACACAAAGGTGTTTTTCTTACAGAGGCAAAACGTCAATTTCCTGACATCGTTCGTAATGCAGCTACATTTGAAGAAGCAGCAGCATCTCTTAAAACCAAAAATATAATTGCAGAAAATATAATTGGTTTAACAGCTGTTAATTCCCCATTTAATCCTAAGAAAAAAGAATCTTATGAAACTGCTTTTGAAGCGTTTTTAGCTGAAGCAAAAAAGAAAAACGAAGACGAAAAAGTTAAAGCAGAAGAGAAAAAAGTTTCTAAACCT